GTTCGTGCGGGTACGGGCGGGCATGTCGGGCTTCGGTGGAAGTCCCCCCGGCAGGAAGACAACACCCTCGCCAATGCTTGCGATTCTCGGTGCATGGGTAATCCGTGGGGGCAATAGGGCAAGCCGAGGGGTGACCTGCACCCACTTCAGCCGGCTTTGCAGCCCACTGCGCCCCATGAGGGAGAGCTTCGATTTCCACGGCGCCCGTGCGTGGGCCAAACGTCTGTCACCTTGCTGCCGTGTTCCTGCGGTACCGCTCTAAGTCCGCGCGCTGGCTTGCCAGTAAGCGCACCCGCTTCTCTCTCCGGCCGCCACGGACATGGGCGCTCTGCTTTGCCACCTCGCGGGAGGTACGGCGGAAAGGCGAAAGCCCGAGGCTTCAGCCCATCCGTGCTTGGCGGCGGTGAGACGAAATTCGTCTTACGGATGGACCGAAGGCGTCGGGCCTTCAGGGTGAACTTTATCTCACAGCCGCCAAGCAGTGACGCGGGAAGTATAAACCCGCGCTGGATGGGCATCCAGTGCTTTGTGTGGTATTAGCGCGTGAGCGCATCGCCCCGCTGCAGCCCCGCCGCATACGCCTGCAGCGCCCTTAGCTGCTCGGCGGTGCGATCAGCACTTGCTGCCACCGTTGCAAGAGCCGCCGCACACTCTCCGACCACTCCGACGAGTCGGGCGGCTGCATCAGCTCGGGCGGCGCTGGCGGCACCTTCGGCGGCGTTGGGGACACTGGCAAGGGTGTCGCGCAAGCGGTCAAGCTCAGAGCGAGCACCGTCAGCGTCAGCACGGACGCGGGCCTTTTGGGTTGCATAGGTCTGCGCTGCCTTTCTGGTGTTGTCGGCCCATTCCTGCTCGACGGCTCGGGCGCGTTGCTCTGCTGCGGCCAGGGCCACGGCAGCGGCTTCGCGGTGCTCGCTCAGTGCATCCTGCGCGGCGTCAAGGCGCCATGTCTGCACACCGATAGCTACGGCTGACGCCAGCAGCGCAGCGCCTAGGGCGCGGGTGATCACGGGTAGGCCTTGCGATCAAGCTCAAAGTGAGGCCCGTCGCGCAGCGTGCGCCAGTCGCCGCCCCATACCAGCGGCACGCCCTGCGCGACGGCTTCGGACTTCACCAACGCACCCAGCGTGGCGTACAGCGGCCAATCCCATCGGCCCTTACCGGCAACAGTGGCCATCAAGTCGACAGCGTGCCCGGTCAAGTGCCGCCCCTGCATGGTCCGGGAAGCACCAGCCGCCACTAGCTCGGCTTGTCGCTTCTGAGTGCGCAAACCCTCGATCACGATGAACGACAGGCCATCGGATCGGCCAGCCGTTGCTGCATGTGCCGCGCGGATGACGCGCACCAGATCGGCATGCACGCCTTGCAGGTTGCGTTCGCTGCGCGCGTCAAGCGTGGGGGCGCGCCAGTTGTCAATGGTGCGAGCCATATCGGGCGTCCTTTCGGTGTATAGGCGGCGGCGTTTGGGCACGCACCAGCTCGACCGGCGGCGCCCACGCAAACCAGGCCGCGCATAGCGCTGTGCACGCCATCGCCAGCAGCAGCAGCTCGGGCAGCACCGTGGCGGCGGCGATCACGAGAAGCCCCGTGCCACCGGCCACCGCGGCGCCAAGCCGGTCCACAAACCGCGTCTTGCCCGTCATGCGGGCCGACGTGACGAAGGCCAGCGCGGCGAGCGCCAGGCCGATGACGCACAGCAGGACGGTCATTCGGTGCCTCGTTTCGCCTTGAACCGCCCGACGGCCCAATCGATCAGGCCGCCGAGCTTGTCGTGCCGCCACGCCAGAAGGCCGGCCATCGGGATGACGAGCACGTCGACTGTCGTGCCCAGGTGCGGCGCGGCGAGCGTGGCTGCGGTGCCGGTGAAGAGGACGGCGACGATCAGGGCTCGGGCAAACACCGGCAGCGCCGCGCGCAAGGTCGTCGTGTTCGCAGCCGACACGGCCAGGAATGCCCCGAGCCCGGCGCCGACGACCACCAGCGCCCAATGGCCGAGCACCGGCCCGAGTGCTGCACTCACGAGCCCGAGCCCGAAGGCGCTGCCCGCTACAGATGCTTGCGGTTCAGCCATGGCGCAGCCTCCACCAGCGGTCGGTGATGAGCCAGGCCACCGCCAGCGCGGCGGCCAGCAGATAGACCTCGTGGCCAAAGGCTTGCTCGCACAAGTCGGCGTTCGAGACCGAGCGCCACGCCAGAAGACTGCAGCCGACGGCCTGGCTCGATTCGACGATGCCCCACCAGCAGGCGGCGGCGCCGACGAACCCAAGGCGCCCGCGCGAGACCGAGGGCAGCAGCAGCGCCAGCGCCGCGATCACCAGGCCGTGCGTGCCGACGTAGGCCCACCAGCCGCGGTCCTCAAGTGTGGGGGCCTGGTAGTACAGCGCGTGCGCGGAGAAGACGCCGGCCAGCAGCAGCAGCGCCCTCACCGCCGAGGCCCCGGGCCACCGGCGCCAAGCGGCCGAAAGATGGTGTCGCGCCAGGGCTCGCCCGGCACGCGCTGGCGCAAGGCAACGCCGGCATAGGTTGCGACGGCGCCGCCGAGGATGAGCAGGGATTCGATCATGGACGCTCTCGGTTTGAGAGCCGGCGAAGCCCGCCGGCGCGGCGGTGATGCGGTTCGTTTGTCCGCTTTGCCGCCATGCTACGAACCGAGGCCGCTAGTCCGCGGCGTACACCCGCGGGTCATAGTTCACCATTGAGAGCGACCAGGTGCCGTCGCCGTTAGGTCGCGGCTCGGTCACGGTGTAGAGGCCAGCCGCCTCGACCTCGGCGCCCGTCAGGCCCACGGCGAAGGCGTAGCGGCTGCCGACCTGCGATGCCGGCGAGTCGGCCACGTACAGGCCGGACGGCACGCTTGCCAGCGTGGCCTGGTACGGCTGGCCGCTGACCGGCGTGCACACGATGGGCGACCCCAGCAGCAGGCCGTCGGCGCCGGTGAACTGCATGCGCCCGCTGGTCTGGCCCTTGAAGTCGAGCGGCTCGCTCGTGGTGATGACGCTGCCCGCGATGCCCAGCACCTCGCCGGCCTGCAGCCCGTCGTCGCCCGCGAAGTCGTTCGGGTCGATCCAGCGCACCAACGATCCGGGCCCGAGCTGCTGCGCGTCGCCGAGCGCGGTGTCGGTGACGCTCGTGCGCTGGTACAGCAGCTTGCGGGCCTCAAGCTGGGCGCGGTTCAGGGCCTGCGACGCCGTCGTGCAGGCCGGCAGCGCCACCTTGAGCGGGTTTGCGACGGCGCCGACCACCGGGGCGCCGCCGCTGATGTTGATTCGGACGTAGGCCTTCTTCGACCCGCTGGCCTCGTCGACGTACTCGACCTCGACGCCGTCGAAGCTGCCGGGCAGGTGGAAGGACTCGCTCACCACGCTGTCTGCGCCGCCGGCCAGGTTGCGATAGTCAAGCTGCAGCTCCGGCGTCGTGCGCGCCTGGTCGCGCGTCACGGTCCACTTCAGGCCGTCGCGCCAGAAGAGGCAGCGGGCGTGGTTGGCCATGAGCTGCATGCGCTCCTCCAGGCTGACCGTCGCGTCGTCAAGGCTGCCGTCGAAGCGCAGCAGGGCGTTCGTCTCGCCGAGCGCCGTGTTGATCGCCGCCAGCGCCGCGGTATCGAGTTCGCTGATTGGCTGGCCGCTAATCGTCCAGAGGTGGGCCATGCTGCGGGCGAAGTTGCGGCTATAGCCGAGCGTGTCGCTGCTCAGCCCGCGCACGGCTCGCTCAAACACACAGTTGAACTTTCGCTCGCGCACGCTGGTCGCCGACGGCGTGGCCTTCGTCGTCACGCGGATGATCGTCACTCCCGGGAAGCTCTTGGTGGCGAAGTAGCGCACGCCGGACAGCGTCTCAAGTTTCGCCACGTCGGCGCCGTTGCCCAGGTCGGCGGTCAGCCGCCGGAAGGTGACGCGGTAGCGGCCGAGCCCGGCTGACGGCGTGGCCTTCGTCGTGAAGGCGTGCTGATCTAGGCTGTTGCCGGTGTAGGTCGCCGTCGACGTGCCCGATGTGCCGCCAATGGCGACGCCCGCGCTGTCGACCTTGACCCACGACGCCTGCACCTGCACAGAGCCGACAAGGCCGCGCAGGAAAACCACGTTCCACCACAGTTGATCGGCATCGGCGCTCAGCGTGAACGGGCCGACATCGTTGGAGCTGGTCGCAGCAGCGTAGATCGTGGCCGTGACTGTCGTTGTGTCGCCGCCTGGGGCGCCGCCGCCGAACGGGTAGCCAGCCGTCGTGAAGGTAAACGTCACGTCGGCGCCGGTGACGGCAAAGCTGTCGACCGTACTGGTGTAGTCGTGGGTGTCGCTGTAATCGACGTTTGGGTGTGCCCAGGAGAAAACGACCCGGCATGATCCTGTGCCGGCTAGGCCCTTCAGCGTGGCCCACTGCGCGCCGTCGGTGAAAGTCAGCGTGTAGGTGCTGGTGTTGTTGAAGAACAGCGTCGCCGGGGTGATGAGCGCATCGGCGCCGGTGGCAAGGCCGAGCTCCTGGCCGTTGACGTTTGACGACCGCAGCACCTCATACAGCGGGCCGACTACGGCCTGTTTGGCCTCGGGGTATGCGGACGGAACCCCGGGCGGAACCGTGCCAACAACGGTTGGCGCCCATGCTTGATAGCTCGACCCGTCGATGTCGGTCAGCGGCGTGTCGGCGCTCTTTGCCTCAGTGATGCGACCCTCCCCACGGCTGACACACATCCACTCCGTGATGATCTTTTCGCCGACGACATACTCCTCATAGCTGGGCTGGATCAAATCCGGCCACACGCGGCGCCGGCCGTACACATCCGGGATCGCCTGATAGGCCCGCGCGACGTTGCTCTGCCCGGTGAGCCGGTTGTTCGGGCTGTCCGTGGCCGTCGGCGTGTCGGGCAGCTTCGGGATCAGCGCGAACGACGCGACCGCCAGCAGCGCACCGGCGATCAGGGCGATGGTCACAGGGTCAAGGCC